TTAACTAATTTGGGTAGGCAGTAGGAGGTTATCTTCTCTCCCTGTTTATGTAAGACTTGAGCATACCATACGCAGTCGTTGAGGTCTGCAAAGTACATGTCGTTGCTAACCATCTGTCTGTCCTCTCCCGTGCCCAAGAAAACGAACAGGAGAAAGACGTGTTTCAAAACTCCCCGTTCTTCATCGCGTCCGAAAGTTTGACAGCCCGCGATTTTACCTGCTTCGCCCAACGCGAATCGAGCATCTCTACGGATGCGGTGTGGAAGTCTCCTGCCTCAATACCGGCCCACATTTTCTTAAATTTACACAGGCGAGGCACACCCATGTTGAATGCCATGTCCATCACAATCAATTGACGCACAGCGTCGAGGTCGTACACACAGGGCTTGGCTCGTGCCAGTTCGTCCTCTACAATTGCAATGTCGTTGCTGGCTAGGTAGTACGCATCTGCCTCTGTGATGCCGTGTTCGTAAACAGCATCGATAGACGGAAAGTCCATGTGGTCGAGTTCGGCCTTGCTGATGCCTCGTCCCTCTAGGTTGCGCCCTATGCCGATAGTGTCGATACCCAGAGAATCCTTGTACACTTTGAGTTCTAAGCCTTCGTGTAGGCGCAGCTTGCTAACAAACGTGTTGAGATCGTACTTCATCCTGCGAGTTGCATTATGCGCGTTCATCATTATGTTCTTTCCTAATCTCTACTTTGTTTTCGCCGCCCATCCAGATACCAAACGCACCTGTCATGGCTCCCATCACAACGCTTACAAATGCGGACTGTGCTGCAGTGGGGCTGTCCAAGTTCATAAACCACTCTGCACAACGCCAACTCATCAGAGTCATCACAAGCATCATAAAGCGCGGCAGAAGTTTCCACTTGGATATACGCTCAAAAGTAACGTCGGCCACGCCTACTTCTTCCCGAAGAACTTAGTAGCACTACGAATGCCAAATGAGGCAGCAACGATAACCCCCAGAGAATATTGATACCACTCCGGCATAGCTTGGAGTTGTTCGAATCCGTGCTTGACGACATCTTCCATTCCCGGTATGAATGCCAGTATCAGTGGCACACTAAATAAAATTACGAGCCACTCGTCTTTCCACGAAGACGCACTGCCCTTGATAGCTTCCAAGTCCCAATCGATTTCAGCATTCGCTTTGCGTTCGTATACAACCGCTTCAGCCTTCTTCTTAGCAACTTCAGCCTCAGTCTTAGCCTTACCCTTTTCAACGTGACCCTCCAGCCATGTGCCCGCAAGACTTGCTACGGGACCGATTAGTAGGTTTAACATTTCCACCTCTTCCGTGCTTGACGTAGACGGCTATTCGGATTCTTTGCCGCCTTTGGGAACTTCTTCATCTGTCCTGCAGAACGCGCACAAAACGACTTGCGACGTTTTGCTGCCTTGCTTCCGGGCTTCACCTTGCCAGTGACTGCAGTCTTTAGTTTGCTACCGGGGTTCTTCTTACGGTATGCCGCTACCCCAGCCTTCGTCATACCCGCACCCTTCTTGGTAGGACGAAAGTTCTTCTTGTTGCGGGCGGGCATGTTGTCAGGCTTTCTTGCCACTGGCCTTCTTCCTTTTTCTGCCCGAAGCAGTAACAGACCAGTTCACTCTGCGTGGTCCGGTCTTCTTGGCCGCTTCTTTCTTTGTGATACGTTTAGCAACTTTGGCTGGCCTACACGCAGGGTAGGGCCGCTTCTTCTTTTCTGATCCGGAACGACCACACTTCTTGCCGGTCTTTACATCCCGCCAGTCTTCCTTGAACCACTTTGTTAAGCCGCCCTTCGGTTTAGCCATTATGCGTACGTCCCGCCACGCTTCTTATACGTCCTAACAAGCCAAGCATTTGCGTAAGCACTTGGATAGACATCGAATTTTCTCTTTGCCTCTGCTTTCACACGGGAGTAGAGTGCCTTGTTTTTAGGAGTTGCGCCCTTCGACTTCTTCTTAGGCTTGGGTGGTGCCTTCCTTGCCATGTTACTTTTTCCTTGCAGTCTGTGCAGCACGACGGAAGTTGGCTTTACTAGGTGCGCCTTTGCTCCCTGCAGTACGCATCTTCTCACCGCTACCGGCTTTGATGCGACGTTTCTTGGCTGCTATGTTTGCGTATAGTCCACGACGTGCCATATGACTACGCCAACTTTACCAGTTTGTAGCCCTTTGCTTTAGCAGCAGAGCGAATCGATGCAAGAGTCATTGCCCCACCACGCTTGCCGCCTTTAGCCATACCCTTCGCCTTCATAGCCTTGCCGCCCTTTTTCATCATGGGCATTCTACGGCCACCGCGCATGCCACCCTTAGCCATACCTTTGGCTTTGGTTTTGCCACCACGCTTCATGCCTTTACTCTTCATCATCTTCTTCATTGTCACTCTCCGCATAGAGGTTGTTGAATACCCGTGCCGTATCACTGACGTAGTTCGGGTCTTGTTTGGAATGATGGACCCACTGACTAGGAGCGAAGTCCGGCGCACCCTCACCTGTTACGAACCAAGCAGGGTTTGTTACTCGTACCCGATTGTTGGGTAGGGCGACCATGTTGCCCGTCCAGTCACCAGCATCTAAGAGTTCGAGTACATGACTCTGCTTGTGTTGCGCTGGATCGTCTGCTACTTCTGTGTCCGTGTAGTCTACGGTGAAGTAGTACTTAGCAGGGTAGAACTCCCCGTCTATCTTTGCGTACCACGGGCAGGGTGTAGCCCTGTTGAGTACAAATACTGAGTGGTGATGTGACTGACAGTCCCACGGCTGTGCCAAATGAGTAGGAATAGGTTCAGGCCAGTCATCTAGGGGTGTGTCTCCCACTAGGGCAGTAAGGGGCATCCGTGCCCACATAGCCCCACCATGTACGTTGTCTTCTTCGTCTTCACATCCTGTAAACAAGACTTGAAATGATAGGGTACGCATTGGTAGAGTAGTTACACCGATTACCATAGCGTGTAGGTACTCACCGTGGTATCTGTCGTGGTTGGTTGTGTATTCTCTGCGTACCCAAGCCTTGAAGTAGGGAATATTACTTGTGATGTAATTCATCGTCACCTCCAGTAGAGTTTACCCCGGTGGGGATGAATGTATATACCACAGATTAAAAGAAAGGTCAAGAGGGCAAGTTACCCTGCCCCCTTGATTACAGTTACACGCCAGTCTGGACTGAAGCAGTCTGAACCAGTGCAGTTGGGTCACCAATGTCAGCAATCAAAGCAATAACACGGAAACGAACTACAGCAGAGTCAGCACCCAAGATTTTAACTTGGATAGCATCTGTTGCAATTACTGTGTTAATGCCTGCTGCTGTAGGGTGAAAGTTGTAGATGGCATCAGCATTTCCATCAACACCATCACAGAAGGCGTCAATGTCGGTGCTAATTCCAACATCAAAAGTCACACTAGAACCACCAGCTTCAAGGACATCAAGGCAACCACCAAGAACAATCGAGTTGTCCGGCAGGTCAATCACTTTGATGACATCGTTAGCTGTAAGGTTTGCATCGGCAGCGTCAAAGATTTTTGACTGCACGATGTAAGGACGAATCGCATGAGCGGGATGTCCTACAGTTCCCCCACCAGCTATGGTGAAATCAATAGTAGCCATTTATCTAGCCCCCCTACGCGAAGTCAATGACGCCGCGAACGACAGCTTCTGGGCGCAGAACTTTGCGACCAAAAACGTGCAGACCACGAATAACGTCAGAGAACGACTCAGTTGAACGAACCACTTCGGTCTTAGCAATGTGCGAAGCAGTGGAGGTGGACGACATGTGACCTGCGAGAATAACATTCTCAGAGGCGTCAGTTGCCACACCAGACAGAGTTACCTGATCGGTACCTGCTGTCGAGTTGAGTGCGGTGGACTTGTAGCAGCGGAAACCAGCAAGGGTGCCCGGTACAGCAAGACCATTACGCAGTGGTGAAGTACCATCGCCGGTTACCTGAACTTCAGCCATTTTATTACCGGCTTGGAACATCTTCTCGTAGAAGATCGGCGGTGCTACGAACCAGCGATTCTCTTCCGGCACAGACTGATCGTCAAGCGAACGTGCCATCAGCAGCATCAGGTTGATGCCTGCATCGTCGGTTTCTACGTTGATTGGAGCAGACGCCGTACCCAGAGCAGAGTTGGTAGTGGTCAACCCGCCGGAGAGTGAGGCATCGTCAGCACCTGCAATGCCTGCACCATCTGACATGGCTTGCAGGACATTAGCGTCGTACTTACGCTTCAGGGCAAATGCACCGGATGAGGTGGCAAGTGCTTCGAAGTTTACGTGCGAGTGCCGCTCTTCGATGTCGTCGATCTTAAACGCAAAAGCGTTTGCATTATCGACAACCATCGTGATTTGATCGTCAGCCAAGTCTTGTGCGTTTACAACGGAACCCCGTGTGTATGCACTGACAGTGACTGTTGGTTCTTTGATGATGCGAACCGTGTCGCCAAAGTTTTCAATTTCGCCCGCGTAGTCGGTGTTAGTAATGTCTTCTACAACCGAAGCACGACGGAAGAACTTGAGAACCTTTTGGCTGAAAATTTCCGGTGCAAAGTTACCGGAAGGCAGGTTACCATAGCCTGCAGCAGTACCAAATGCCATTGGTTCTTTTCCTTCCCTCTGTTTGAGGATTAGTTGTTAGGGTCGATCCGTCCCTCTTGACGTGCAGAGTCGAGTTCGTCTTCTAGTTTTTCGAACTCCCACGGCTTGAGGCTGCGGATTTCAGAAGACTTCCAGATGCGTTTGTCTCCGCCCTGTTCTGCAACGATGTCCCTAGCTTTAGGGGCACGTACAGAAGTTGCAGCATCGCTCTTCGCTCTGCTAGTCTTCTTTTTTGAGATTCCTGCGTCTGCTTTGTACAGATCAAGAACTCGTGAGGCCCAACGAGCGTCGGTATTGTTTTTGTAGATACCGTCCGAAATAGATTCGGGTTGCTCTTGTAGCCAAGCTAAAAATGCGTCATCCGATTTGATCGTATCGAAGTCAGGATGATTAGCTGTTAGTTCGCGGTAAGCAGCCTGTACTACCGTTTCCTTCTCACGCTCCTTGATAACCTCCAGTTCTTTCTGGAGTTCGTTGGTGCGTTCACTGGCTTGCATCGCTGCTACAGTTTCTACTACACCATACACATCAGGGTATTGCGCTTTGAATTCTTCCAACTCTTCAACTGTCTTTGGCATAGGCACGTTTGCCTGTTTCGTTGCCGCTTCTAGTTGTTGTCTTTCCGCCTGAAACTCTGCGAGTTTTGTATCGTAGTGTCGCTTCAAGTCATCGTATCGCTTCTTGTAGTCGTGATCCGGTTTCTCTTGCGTCGTCTCTACAAAGCTTGTAGATTCAGGTTGGTCGGTATCTTCGCTTGCTTCTACCTCCGGGGTATCGTCGTCGTCTTTGTAAACGTCCTCACGATAGTTGCCTTTGTAGAGAGTCTCGCTATTGATAGTTCCGAAAGAGTCGTTCGGCTTGTTGGCTCTTGCGCCACGTACTTGTTTTGCCATTTTATTACCTCTGGTTAGCGGGGCTACTTTGGCTTGTAGGTAGCCGCTCCGGTTGTGTCAGGGCCGCGTTGCGGGTAGCTGACGAATTCTATTAATTAATGCCTAATTCTTCTTTAGCAGCGTAGTATTTTTGCATTGACGCGTCGTTGCCAAAGTGTCTCCGTACCAAGTCTTCCTCTGACTTGCTCATTCCCGCTTTGTATCTCATGTACAAACCGGCAACGGTGGGGTAGTATTTTTTATGTTCTTTTAGGGGTATATTGCCGTAACCTAATCCCCGATACTTAGCTTTTTCTTTTTCTGAGGCGTTTGTCTTTTTAGATGATCCCTCTGGGCCTACGTAAATGTCCTTATATTTTTTTACGTTAAGAGCATTACGTCCTTCTACGATCAACTTATTGTAGTATTCCCTAAGTCCCGGCGTAGTTTTAAACGCTAAATTTAATTCGCCAAAATTATCAGATATCATGCCTTCAAGTGTTTTCTTTGTAATTTGAAGAGGACCAAATGCAGAAGATTCTTTGCCCGTTTTATCAGCCCGTGTAAAAAAATACCCTTCGTTTCGATCCTCATACCCCCTAGTTTCTACAAGAGTCAGGGCTTTTTGCACTGCTCCTATATCAATATTATTAACGGTGTACGGTGGTAATCCCCCTGAATCGTACTCTTTCTGTTGTATGAAACCCGAAGGAGTGGGCGTTGTTACATTCAAGCCTGACTTCATTAGTTCGACTGCAGAAAGCGGCCCAGCATAACGAAGCATACCTCCGTCACTGTATCCACCCAAAAATCCTCCCTGCGCTGCAGCCTGACGGCGTTCTACTTCGGGCTTGCCCTTGTCGTTTTCTTTTTCTAGGGCAGCATATCCGCCAAACTTGCCAACGTCGTTTACATCGATAACGTACTCTCCTTTAGAGAGAGCCACGTCCATCATCTTGCCGCCCTTCGCAGCCTTGCGCTTTTGTGGGCCTTTAGGCAGCTTGCCTTCTTTTTGTAAGCGTTCTGTAGTCGGTGCGTTGAGAACAAACGATCCTACACGGACACGATGATTTTCTGTGTCGGCAACTGTGGTGCCTTTTGCGTAGTTCTGAGGTGGGCCGTCTACGAAGCCGGTAGACTGTATGGGGTCAACTTTGCCGCCTTTGTTTTTTTTTACGATGCCGCCCTTGCGATATTGATCCACATCCATGCCATCGAATAACTCCTCCCCAAGAACACCACGCACAACTCGTGCAGCAGGTGTTTCCATGAAGTCTTGCAGTACAGCATAGTCTTTCTTGTTTAGTTTCTTTACGCGACTCAAAACTCGCTGCTGGTACTTATTCATTTCTTTAGACACAGAACAATCCTTCCCACAGCGTAGCAAATAGGTTCCCAAAACGCTCTTTCGATACGTCCTATCGGATGACGTTTACCCTTCTTCTGCATCCAAATGTCTGCGGTGCGACGACGAGCAATCCCTTCCAATATACTACGAACAAACTTGCGAGGCTTAGTAACGCCGCCGTATCCGTACGTGACAAGTGGCTGGAAGATAGCGTGATATCCTGCTTGATACTCAGGAGCCATGTCACGACTGTGTGCCAGCCAAATAGCTTGACGGAACGAGCCAAAACCATAGGCTTGGTTCATGGCTGTGCAAACAATTTTGCCACCACCACCGCCATCGTCGTCATCGCTGTCGTCTGAGGGAGACCCGTATGCTGCCTCTTGGTAGGCATCTTCCATAGCGGAAGTTTCTTCCTGTACAGTTGTGCTGTCAAATCCTCCGTATTGATTGCCCGATGGTTGATCATCGTCATCATCGTCCGGTGGAGGAACATACGTTACAAAGTCAGGTGGAGGCGAAGACGGAGGCGGCGGAGATGCGTCTGTCACAGTTGTCAGGGATACAGTAGCTGTAGGGTCGTCAACTGTTCCGTATGGGCCAGAAGAATCTATTAAGTCTTCATTGTATTTACCCGGATTAGTTAGTGCATCTAAAATTTTAGGATCGGTTACAAATCCATTGGAACTCGTGGGGGAGGGTGCGGAACTCCCCGGCTGACCGGGACCGCCATAAGGATCAGTTGGAGTGCCTGCGTAGGATGGAGATGTAGGACTTGTGGGACCAGCCGCGTCATCCGGACGACCTGTAAATCCTGCTCCAGTATCAGCAATCGCATTTCCACTATCGTCAAGGAAGCCTGTGTAGTCATACGCTGCTGCTTCTGGGGGTACTCCTGATTCTATGAGTTCTATGACATCATCAGTGGCAGTTCCCTCGCTATAACCTGAGTACGGACCATCAGGATCAAGCTTTCCACCAGCTACTTCTGTGGTTGGGTTTAGGTCTAGGAGTTTGTTTATAAGTTCTCTTCTTTGAGCAGCAGTTATACCTTCTGGCAATACACCTGAAAGCACATATCCACCAAAAGGTCCGGGTGATACGCCCACAATTTTTCCGTTTAGCATGCCTACGCCGTAACCTTTTTCACCGCCTAACATGCTCATTTGTATGTTTTGTAGGTTCTTCTTGGATATAGCTGATCCCGCAGCGATAAGTGGATTAAATCCTATAGGAGATATAGCTGCTCCTAAGTACTTATCCATACCCACAAAGTTATCATCAACATACCCAGACATGCCTGTTACGTTTAACGAGCCTGAGTATCCGCTTGTCCCTCCACCATCATCACTGCTACCGGCTGATGAGTACGATCCAAAATCTGTGTAGTTTGGCGTGGGACGAAAACGATCACTGATGTCCATTCGTTCTTGGTTGTCAAACGGACTGGGAGCCTTCACTGTTGGGCGCGTCACGCCGGGAGTCGTGCCCAATGTCACGCCGGATATAAAATCTTTTACAGCAGGATTAATCATTTTTCTGTGCTACCGCCGCCTCATAGTCCGCCTTGAGGCCCTTGATCTGTTCCAGTGAAGTTATCCTCCCCTGCAGCCGGAACACTTCCAGTTCCGATTGTGCCGCCACCAACGCCCGAAGCGTCATCTGGATTTGCTCCCGGAGGTACTCCTCCAAGCTGTCCCACGCCTCCTTGTTCGCCACCAGCGGGCTGACCTTGCTGGCTTGCTTCTTGTTGAGCATTGGCTAGTCCTTTCAACATCTCTGCAAATATCTGTGCCTCATTCATGTCGTTTACGAGGCTGTCCGGGTCGATGTCTTGTGCTATGGCAAGTTCACGCATCAGGTTTGGAATCTTGATGAATGGTGCCAGCATAGGATTCGATACGGTCTGCAACAGAGTGGTAAGTCTCTGACTGCGTACTTCCTTCTGCATCACTGCAGCTACACCGCGAGGCTTGATCTCTAGGTCACCCTCAATCTCTGGTGAAGACTCGTTGAACTGCATGTTCCACTGGAAGTATGCCTCACCCAATGGCTTGAGAAGCTGATCATCTATGTTCTTGATGACTGTCTTCAGGGACAAACTGGCTCCACCCAGCAACATAGACAGACCTGATGCTGTGCGTCCTGTGCCAGCTACGCCTGTCTGACCGTGCATGATCGACGGCAGTCCCGTCTCTTCGTCAGCAAGTTGTCGGCTGATCTGATACATCTGAATGTTCTCAGGTGCCGTATTCGGAAACTTGAGGCCGTTGATTGCTGTGCCGGTAACGCCTGACTGTCTACGGAATATCTTGCCGGGGAAGATATCCATATTCTGTCCGGGCACCAACGATGCTTCATCGACGTCGAACACAAGATTGCCAGCAAGAGCAAGGTTGTCAATTGCCATACGAACGTGGCCGTTCATCAACATTTGAGCGTCTTCCATGTTTTCTGCTACGCCAACGCCCCACACTTGATAGGGATTGATTTCGTATGGAAAGACTTGGTAGGGTATACGGGCCGGTGTGAAGGGATTTAATACACAGCGCAGGATCATTGTGCCACACGCCCATGCGTTTACCTGTACCTGTTCAAACTCACTTGCAGTTTTGGGAACATCTAGGCCAGACTCTCTTGCCAGCTTGGCATCTAGGAAACCCCAGTATTCTAGTACTTCGTAGCGACTATCCCCTACGTAGGGTTCTGTCTCTTCTTCACGGATCGTATCTTCGTAGTACTTGTCTTCGTAGTTAGGCCCCTTTGCAAGAACTTCTTCGATAGCTTCAGCATAGAAGTGGGGCTGAGATATCAAGTTACGAAGTTGCTGTCGGTTCATGCGATGACGTTGAATTACGTATTCGCAGTCGTCGATGCTTGTGGCCGATGGGTCAGGATGAAAATCCCACGCAGATACGTGTTCTATGCGTGGCACAACTCGCTCGTATGGGTTGTACATACGACCCTCTGGGCCACTCTCCCAGCGGTGTACTCGCTTGTAGTGATTAAATGGTCCTTTGACTACCCCTGTACCCAAGAGTGCAGACTCGAAGATAGCACTACGCAACACATTGACTGCACGAGTATCTAGAAGTTGGTCGTGAACCATCTTCTCCATGTTGAGTGCAGCAGTCTGTGCAGGACTGATCTGGGGTTCACCCATACGCGCAGGACCAGCAGTTAGGGGAGCATCTCCGTACTTGCCTGCTAGGCCTCCCAAGAAATCTCCGGACGGTGTAGCTTCTGTAGCACCGAAGGGCATGTCTCGTCCGTCGCCTGCAAAGCCAAAGGGTTCTTCCTGTGGTTGCATTTGATCTAGGGGGGTAGTCAGGTGAGCAAACTCTGCTATACCCTCTGGTATGGGAGTTGGCTCTATGACCAGTGGAAACTTTTTGTTTGCAAAGAGAATGTCTACAATCTGTCCGTACGCAGCAAGAACCTTAGTCTTGGTAATCTTGATGAATACCTTCGACTTCTCACTGTCACGATACTGTGTAGTCGAGTCATAGACGCCTCGAAAGTTCTTATACGCTCTCAGCCATCGCTGCTCGTACGAGAACCTTCCTGTCTCTGCGTCATCGAACCGTGCTTTGATATACGCTGCCAACCCCGGCATCTGCTCTTCAGGTTCGACGAGGGGTACAGCGGTATCATCCGCAGGTTCCAAAAAGTTATCGGACATGTCGCTTCCTTAGTAGTCGCGTTCGTCTGCCATCTTAAACAGTGAAGCTTCTACAGTTGGCTTAGTTTGCTTCTTGGGCATAGCTTCAATCATCGGTCCTGTCTGAACACGAGTGTCGAATTCCAAGCTTTCACGATAGAGCGAGGATGCACCCTCGTCCTTATCGACGCTTGTCTTGTCAGCGTTCATAATGTACGCTGCACCAAAGTTGTAGTTGTTACCGGCCATTCTTGCCTCCGTTGAGTGTTTAGCGGACTACGCCGCCGTAGAGAAACGATGGTGCTTGACCCATCGCGGTTGCTTCCCCTCGCATCGCGTTGGCGCGGGCTTCGGGAACTGGTACGAACCCTTGTGCAGCCATGTCAGGCGCAGGGGGTGCGGGATCGGGAATTTTTGGTGGACTCACTCTGGGCACGTTCCTGCCACGAGAGGGTTGTCCTGCTCTACTCTGAGCAGAAGACTCTAGGAAAGCACCTGTACCCGCAACTATATCGCTAGGAGCAACCTGTACTACTTCGCCTATTCCAAAGTCCACTACGGCTCCTGCACGACCAACAGGATCAGCTAAAGCTTTTGGTACGCCGAATAGTTCCTGTAGTCCTCCAGAAATGTCTTCCCCGACAGAGGGTATCGCTGCGGCTGCTGCTGCTGTTCCAATCAAGGGTATTGGCAGGGCCTTCAAAACTTTAGGATCAATGATACCCTTTTCTGCGTTGAGTGCCCGAAGAGCCATGCGGTGTGATCTACCACGCTTTGCTGCGCTTTCTGTTTTTGCAGCAGAACGAGCCTCAGACTCAATCTGTGCGGCCTCTGCCTGTGCTGCAGAAGAGACTTTGGTATCTTCTACAAACTGTTCTGCACCCGCTGCTGCCTCTGAAGTTTTTTGTTGTAATTCAATTTGAGCATCGGCTGTAGCTACCCTAGACTTTACTGTTATCTCTTCGTCGAGGGCTATGTTTTTTGCGTTTCGTGCTGTCGCTGCTTCAGGAGTTTCTGGCTGCTTGTCTGTACGAACAGAAGTCGTAGCGTCACCTGTCAACAGATCGATGTCGTCGGCGTAAGTTGCAGTTACTCCTTCTTCGAAGGGAAGTCCAAGAAACTCTGCCAAGTCATTTGAAGTGTTTTTTCCTAACACTCGTGCAAGGATGGACTCGTATGCAAATAGTGTCTTGTGGCGTACGTCTTCTGCTTTTGCCTGTGCTGCTGTAAGACGAGCGTAGTGATTGGTTAAAACCTTATCTATTTCTTTTTCTAGTGCTTCTGCACCAGCCGTGTGACCAATAAGTACAGATGCCTGCTTTACATCACCCAACAAGTTTGCAACAGCAGAAGCAAAGAAACGACGCATGTCTGTGTAGCCACTAGGTCTACGTCCCAACTTCTTAACAGTGTTTTCACTTAAGCTAGGATATACATGCTCATTGAGGGCCGCTGCTATATTGTCCCGTGTTATATTGGGGAAGAGTTCACCAAACTCACTAGCGTTTGCCATTCTAAACTTGAGAACATCAACTGCTACCGGACCCGGCTTGGATGTGGGGGGTAGAGGCTTCTTACCCGGCTTCTTTACGTCGGGCTTTACGATCTGTTCTGTCTCCGTATCAAAGTACGGAAAGATGTCTTCGCCTTCTGTAGCGGCCTCTAGGGAAGCGGACATGCCCTGAAGAGCAGTTCCCCGATATCCAATCAAAGCGAGATACGTAGCCTGTCTTAATTCGTCGTCAGGTATTTTCTTTATGCCGCTCAACAATTCCTTGAGGGACTGTTCATCAGGAATGCTGTTAAATATGCGGGTTCCACCCACCTGCATACCTTCTACA